CAGGATGAAATGATTGCTGAAGCTGAGGTGGAAGCAGAGATTGCAGAACATGCGAACGGAGAGATTATTGATATCACACCGGAAGTAGCAGCGGATAAAAAGGCTACTGAAGCTTCAACAGCAGAGAAGTCAAAAACTCCTGAGACCAAACGACAACCGACTGGAAATAAGGCTCAAGCTGGTAATGATCTTAACAATTTTGCTGATGATGTTCCTCCTCTTGAACAAGAGATGCAGTTCTGATGATTGACATCCAATGTCTCGGCTCCAGCAGCGCGGGTAACGCCTATCGCATATCTGACGGGCATACCGTGCTTCTGCTGGAAGCCGGTTTTCCTTATAAGTTGATACAGCGGGCGCTTAACTTCCGAATGTCAGACATTGCCGGATGCCTTATCACACATGAACATCTGGATCATAGCAAGGCTGCTCCTGACATCATGCGAGCAGGTATAAACATTTACACCAGCGCAGGTACGGCAACTGCTAGAGGGTTGTCAGGACATCGTCTGAAGATCATAAAGGCGTTAGAACAGTTCACAATTGGTACTTGGACAATTCTACCTTTTGATATTCAGCATGATGTGGAGGAGCCGTTAGGCTTCCTGCTAGCCAATCCAGAGGGAGATAAACTAGTCTTCCTGACTGATACTTACTATTGCCGACATCGCTTCAAAGAACTTACTCACATCATGGTGGAATGCAATTATTCCCGAGATATCGTCAATGAGCGGGTGGCAGCAGGGAGATTGCATCCTTCACAAAAGAAGCGGCTACTGCGCTCTCACTTCTCGCTTGAGAATGTGAAAGAATTCTTGAAAGCCAATGATACCCGGAATGTTGAGGAGATTTGGTTACTACATCTATCTGACGGTAATAGTGATGCAGAGCGATTCAAACAGGAGATTCAAGAGACTACCGGAGCACTTGTCAGGGTGGCTGACCGATGATCAACGACAAGCCTATGATGCAAAGTATGATGGGCGAACGGATCTGGAAGCTGATGAAGGTAGATCAAGAAGAGTTTAAAAGAGAGACCAAAGCATATTTTGCTCTTGGTTATCCCGGCTTCACAGTCAAGAGGGTGAAGTACCCGATAGTTTATTTGCAGGATGATAGAGATTGAAATGAATGATTTTTAGGGGATGATTTAATGCCCGATGGCAGTTACCCGTTTCCCATGTACTCCGGATTGTTGGAGCCAGAACACTACAAGAAAATAGGCAGCGCGATATGGCTTTTCCTATGGTGCGTCAGCTCCACCACTTCCGAGAAGGAACGGGACGGAACTGTTTGGGGCATCGTCCACGGGAATAAGCCATGGAAGCTTTCAGAGCTTGCGGAACCATTCGGAGCTACTGAGAAGACCGTGAGCCGTTGGTTGAATACTTTAGAAAGCCACGGTTACATAAAGGTCACTCGCGCTCCTTACGGACTTATTATCAACGTTCATAACTCGAAAAAATGGTCTATTGAGAGATCAGACAAAAATGTCCGATCTGAGGGGGAGAAAGGACAAAAATGTCCGATCTCTACCCCTAGTGATCAGACAAAAATGTCCGATCTCCAGGACAAAAATGTCCGATCTAATAAAGATATTACAAAGATATTGATTGATAGATGGATTAATGGCTTGGAAGAAGATGATCAAAAAGAGTTGAGTTCAAGATCCGGGGTGCTGACCGCCGCTGTGGGTGCCGTCTCCACAGGCCAAATAGATCTTGATAAACCGACAGTCGAGCAACGTGTCCTTCAAATCGAGCAGTATTACATGCAACGTAACGGGCTAATTAGTCCCGTTCCTTCCGATTGGGAACATGTTCGTGAGATTGCGAACGAGGCCATGCCGCTGGATCTCGTATACTTTTTCATCGATCTGGCAATTGCCCGTAAGAAAGCCAAACGGAGGAGACCTTCGGATAAGATCCGGACGTTCTCATATTGCAAAACCGTGATTTTTGGCTGTTGGGATGAATTGTCCTCATTTCTTGAGCGGTACCTAACTCCCCCTGTATCTTCACAACAGGGAACAGTCGCCCTGGGAGCCTCAAGAGAGCGTCCGAAAAGCAAACAGCAACAGGAAATTGAAGACTTAGAAGAATTCATCAAGGAGGAGGAGCTTCGTGAACAAGCTGGAAGTCGCTAAGCTGTACAAGACAATTAAGAAGCGTTATAGCAACTTTGATGCCAGCCTACAAGCAGTGGAGGAGGATCTCGATGTTCTAAAGGACATTCCATACGAGGTGGCTGTGTCAAACTTTCGGCAGCACTTCATGACCAGTGACTTTCCCCCGAAGATCTCACAGATACGTGGAAGATTGGGAGAGCAATTGGAGCGAGAGCGGATGCGAAGACAGACAGAGGAGCTGATGCATGAAATGGACGCATCGAGACTAGAAGCAGTACCTCCTCCGATCGGGCTGAAGGAGGAAATTTATGCAAGACTTAATGTCCAGCATTAAAATGCCACATAATCCAGAAGCTGAAGCTGCTGTATTGGGCGCAGTGCTAATCGACAAGGAAGGCGATGCTCTTGAAGCCATGCTGGAATTGCCGATTGATGCATTTTATAACCCGCAGCATCGATTCATTTTTGAAGCTATGGAACAGATCGCCGAGGAAGGTCAGCCGATCGATTTGGTTACTCTGACTTCTAGGATTCAGGACAACGGGCAACTTGAAGGGATTGGCGGTGTTAGTTATTTATCTAATATTGCCAGGGGTGTTCCTACCGCAGCTAATGTGGACTATTACATCGGGATTCTGAAAGAGAAGCACCTTCTCCGCGAATTGATTCGAACGGGTCTTGAACAAGCGCAGATGGCATCCGAGAGTGAAGATCCAGCTCAAGTACTGGCATCAGTACAGGTGAATGCTTCGCGCTTGTCTGATCAAGCTGCACCAAAACAAGAGTTCAAGAGGATTGGCGAGGTAGCTGTTGCGGTCTACGAGGATATGGAGCATCGAGCCACCAATAAGGCCGAGAACGGCATTAGCGGTATTCCTTCAGAATTCGTTGATCTTGACCGCTTAACTGCTGGTTTTCAGAAAAGCGATCTGATCATAGTAGCAGCTAGGCCTTCCGTCGGGAAGACAGCTTTTGCTCTGAATGTCGCTCAAAATGTAGCAGTGAGATCAAAGGAGACCGTTGCAATATTCAGCTTAGAGATGTCGGCGCCACAGTTAGTACAACGGATGATTTGTGCGGAAGCGAACTTAGACGCTAACCATATGCGGACAGCGGACTTCGCTGAAGACGATTGGAGGAAGGGCGCGGAGGCGATCGGTATCTTAGGCAATAGTAATATTTTTATCGATGATTCGCCGTCGCTGACCGTCCATGAGATCCGAAACAAATGCCGCAGGCTGAAAAAGCAGCAGGGACTAGGCTTAATTTTGATCGATTACCTTCAGTTGATCTCTGGTGCCGGCAAGCGAAATGAGAATCGACAACAAGAGGTGTCTGAGATTTCTCGGACACTGAAGCAGATTGCCCGGGAGCTTGATGTTCCAGTGGTTGCACTGTCTCAGCTCAGCCGCGGTGTAGAGCAGCGCCAGGATAAGCGACCAATGCTTTCAGACTTGCGAGAATCTGGCTCAATCGAACAGGATGCTGACATAGTAGCCTTCTTGTATCGGGATGACTACTATGACCAGCAAACTGAGAAGAAGAACATCATCGAGATCATCATTGCCAAACAGCGGAATGGTCCACTGGGTACGGCTGAGTTAATATTCCTGAAACAGTTCAACAAATTCGTCAACTATGACAGGGCTCACAACACTGAAACTGAAGCACCGAAAGACATTGATAAGCGCAAGTTGGCGCAGTAAAGGGGAGATTGGGATGAAGCAGGGGAAACGACCAACACGCCGACAAAAGCAGGAGATCAAGGAAGCAGGATTGATTGCTGAGAATTGGCTAGTAGAGCGGGATACACACGCTCAGTTAGTACTGATAAATCGGTACTCTAGCAAACTACGGACGATCAGGAGGGCAGTGTGATGGGTGCCTGGAACTACTGGCACGTGTATCACTACATGGTTACTCAGTACACTCATACTGGATTGGTGCCTGATCGTAACATACTTCTTTCTGAATTTGCGGAGCTAGGTGCATCAGAAATTGACGAGGGTATTGCTGAGTTTGAAACAGTAATGGGGAAGCGAGGTGAGGTCAGTTGATTCCTGATAGACCTATTGATCCTTTATTCCAGCAGAAGTATTACTTCGCTGTATTTGATAAACGTGGGCATGTCATCGGTACGGTGTATGTACTGGACACTGCAATGAAGCCGCGCAGGGAAGGGGATGGAAGGAAACATGATTCAATTCGTCGTATACGGGGAACCCGTAGCGCAGGGCCGGCCTAAATTTAGCACTGCTGGTGGATTTCCGAGAGCCTATGATCCCGCCAAATCTCGGGATTATAAGGATTATGTCCGTTTGGCTGCTCGAGATTATGCACCGGCTGCTCTGTTGGAAGGAGCTTTAGGAATAGCAATCACAGCCTACCGTTCCACACCTAAGAGTTTCAGCCAGAAGAAAGCAGCAGCAGCTGAGCGCGGCGAGATCCTGCCAGTCACTAAGCCGGACGCGGACAACTACCTGAAGGGGGTGAAGGATGCTCTGAAGGGTGTCATCTGGAAAGATGATAGCCAGGTGGTAGATGCTTTCGTCCGGAAACGGTACAGCAACCGACCGCGCATTGAAGTCAAAATCAAGGAATTATCTTAATCCAAATGTGAAGGGAATGGGGAATTGTGGGATATCTCGATTTTAAAGGTTTGGTCAAAAAGGTTGATTTGAAGGCAGACGGTGATGTGAACATCTTGCTTTGCGTTTCGGGCGAAGAACTTCGCGGAAAGATTGAATGGCTGCATGAAATGATTGGAGATAAGGTTACGGCGTCCTTTGATTCAACGGTTGTAAATTACAACATTGAGATTAATGCACGCACGGAGAAGCCTATTAGAACCTATAAGGTGGACAACGGTATTGTCTCCGAGGTTAAGCCAGAAGGCGAACAACTATCAATGGATTTGGGCCTACCCGCTGAGAAGATTGAAATCAAACAACAGCCGGCAGAAATTGACCTATCTGTAATTGAAGAATTTATCCAGTCTGGTCTGGCTCCAACGTATGAGGATTTGGATTATGACTTTGTCGCCTTTTCCCTCCGCTTGGCCAGTGGTGAGACATACATGAAAATCGCTTCTGAGCTCGGAATCAGTAGCGGAAAGATCGTCGAGAAGATTGATGAATATCGCAAGCGTGTAGCTCCTTCCGCAGCAGCTTGGCATGAGTGGATGCAGTCCCAGGGTGTAGCTCCTTCCGCAGCAGCAGAGGCTGCTTCAGTCACTGAGGATGGCGGCTCTGCTGAAGGTGAGGCGGGAGACATAGTCATCGAAGAAGTAGACGGATCCATTCAAAATGAAGAAGGTAATGGATTCACGCCTGATTGGGAATCAGATAGCGTCCAGCCTGCAGGTATTGAAGAGCATCCATCATCTGAACAAGATGAGGCCGATGAGGTCGACAAGGAACAACTTGACGCCTTCATACTTGCAGAACGTCCGATCTTTGCTGAAGTGGAGTATAACGGTCAACCTGTACCATTCCCCGACCTGCTGGAGAAAAGACTTAAGGAAAATAAGGTTTGGCGGGAAATCGTTAATGAGAATGGTATGACGAGTGGGCAGCTGTCATCGCGGTATAGCGTATACCGGAAGCTAGCAGCAAAGAAAATGAAAAGTAGCGGAGGAGCAGCTTAATAGCTGCTTCTTCTCTTACAAGGAGGTGACCACAGCATGTTCTTCATTGGACTCTATGCACTGGCCTTGAATTCTTATATCGAAGTGGTTTGGGAGACAGCTGTGCGTAATTATCGGATTGAGCAGCTGCAAGAACAAATTGACCTAGCACTCGACAACTGGGATGCAGCAGCATTTTATCAATACTCGGTAGAATTGGCTGAGCTGAAGGTGGTGCAAGCCCATGGGCAAATCACATACAAAAGATGAATCGATACGGAAGTTGGCAGACCGGATTACTCGGGTCGTTAAGGCACGAGGTATAACCGTTCAGAGATACGATGCTTACACCACTAACAGTGTTTATCTCAAGTTCGATTACGGAGCAGCGAATAGCGTCAGAATCAGTGATCACATGGGCAAACGTAACGTATCCAATCGTTTCAACTTACTAAAGAATATCGATCGCAGTTATGTTGAGCTTGATCGGTATCTCCGGTATTTTTACTGCACAGATGACTTCGATAAGCTGATCGCTGATATCATCCAGAACCGCAATGACCAGGTAGAGAAGTACGGACCCCGGCATTATGAATATCTGATGAAGCGTAATAAAGCAGCTAACACCGACACTAAGGGATTTTGGAGCACAGCCAGGATTGTATAAAAGGGAGGGACTTATATGATGGATCAAATAAAATCGGCTTTGGCCAATCTAGAGCCGCAGCTTAAGCGGGTATCGAAATTGATTGAGGAAGGAGAGAACGAAGGCATCTATGCCCGAGAGGATCCTGATGCTCAGTATCTTCGGGGCATGTTCAATGTAATTAGTGAAGATTTGAATAAGGCTCGGAGGTACATCCGCCAAATTTCTGCTCCACTGGTTGCAGAAGAAACTATTTACAAGCGGCCAGATGGACGGTACGGAAGCAGGACTTCATATTTCACATCAGGTCAAGCAATTGAGTATCTATACACCGATTCTTGGGGAGATCAAGTTTGGGTTTACTCCCACATCGAGCATAACGGCGATGATTACTACATTGTCGGAAATCCGAAGATTTCACTCGAAGGTCTGCGGGTCCGGGTCAAGAAGCTTCCCCTCTGGGATTAGTATGAACTGGCGCGCTGCTTCTATTAAGGAATTGCAGATGGTCCTATGGGATAGCGGCGCGCATCCGGTTCATCGGCAGGAAGCCGAGGCAGAACTGCTGCGTCGCCGCCCCAGACGCTGGAGCAAGTTGAATCAGAAGATCAGGAGGGGTTATCCAAGATGAAAACAGTTATTCGCTTACGTGACGATCAGGGGCGTATTATATCCGCCCGGGAAGAGCTGCAGCCTGAGCCTATAGAGGTCCTGCGAAATTTCAGCCTGACGCTGCTGCTGATCGGATTGGTGTTCTTATGGATATGAGAGAGATCATAGTAGATTCCTTCGCCGGCGGAGGCGGGGCCAGCACCGGAATGGAGCTTGCAATAGGCCGCAGCCCAAACATCGCCATTAACCACGATCCAGCTGCTATTGCTATGCACAAGGCAAATCATCCGGAGACAGAACATTACTGTGAGGATGTTTGGGATGTTGACCCCGTAAAGGCAACACGCGGGCGGCCTGTCGGGTTGGCGTGGTTTTCACCGGACTGCACCCATCACAGTAAAGCCCGTGGCGGGAAACCGCGCGAGAAGAAGATACGGGGCTTGGCGTGGGTAATAATCCGATGGGCGATTGCAGTTAAACCGCGTGTCATTATCCTTGAGAACGTTGAGGAATTCCAGGACTGGGGTCCACTTGATGAAGATGGGCAGCCGATTCCAGAGGAGAAGGGGCTTATTTTTGAATCATTCGTTGAGTGCCTCCGACAGCTGGGTTATGCAGTCGAATGGCGCGAGCTGGTGGCTTGCGATTATGGTGCCCCTACCTCTCGAAAACGGCTGTGCATGGAAATGCGGCGAGACGGCAAGCCCATTGTCTGGCCGGAGCCAACACACGGAGCGCCTGACAGCCCGGAGGTACAGGCTGGGAAGCGGAAGCCATGGCGGACAGCTGCTGAGATTATCGACTGGTCCATCCCCTGCCCCAGTATTTTTGACTCAGCGGATGAGATCAAGCAGAAATACGGACTGACTGTTAAGCGCCCACTGGCAGACAGCACTCAACGGCGGATTGCTTTCGGATCTGTAAAATACGGATTTGAAAACCCTAATCCATTCATCGTAACAGTGAATCATTCCGGCGAAGGATTCAGGGGGCAGGATATCTATAGCCCACTCGGAACAATGACATCGAAAAATGGATATGGCCTTGTGCTTCCATTCTTGACGAAATATCACGGTGATATAAAAGGCCAAAAGGCTTGTGGACAAACACTTGATAATCCTCTGCTTACCCTGGATACTGCCAATCGCTTCGGGCTGGTCACTGCGAATATCATCAAATTCCGGGGCACGAACATTGGGCAGTCAGTAAATGCACCTCTGCAAACTATAACAGCCGGCGGCAATCATCATGGTTTGGTATATGCATTCTTGGTGGCTTATTACGGATCGAGCATAGGGCAAGACCTGAACAGCCCGCTCCATACAATACCGACACATGATCGGTTTGGCTTGGTGATTGTCCACATCATGGGAGCGCCATATGTTGTAGTGGACATCGGGTTCCGAATGCTTACCCCCAGTGAACTTTACGCAGCTCAAGGATTTCCCTGCACTTATATCATTGATGGATATAAGGAAAATGGTCGCCCGGTTCCAAAATCGCAGCAGGTAGCCAAATGCGGCAACTCAGTTTCTCCGGAAATGGCGAGAGCTATGGTCCAGGCAAGCGTCCCGGAATTGTGTGTCGGAGCTGGCCGGGCGCTATCCCTGGAGAGATACAAGCCTGCTGCGGGGCAGATGGAGTTTAGCCTATAACTGCCGAAGCTGATGATTGCAGGTGGGGGCCGTGCGATTCTTGCATTCACTGGTGATTTCATGCTTACCTCCGGCCTTTAGCCCGCATGGCGTCGTGCAAATCACCAGCGTACTGCAATGCAGTGAGGATATCACCAGATTGTTCTGATGAACGCATTTGTTCGTAGATTTCCTGATACTCCGGAAACTCATTCACAAAAACAATGAAGTATTCCCATTTTGGCTTTAACTGATACATCTTAACATCCTCCTTTTACTGAATAACTCTTACTGGACTATATACGACACAAGTAAGAGATATTTAAGGGCAGCTGATAGTTTTCTGCCCTTTTCCCGACCTAACCATCGTTCCATCCCCCTCAATAGTTGCGGAGGGAAATTAATATTTTGTGAAGTTGTGATGTTTGGCGGGTTTCACATTAACTATCGTTACGACATGGAATTTAGTTGTGAGGATTCAGGATTTTGTTGAAAGGAGGGAGTTGTTAATGATCTTGCAAGGAGACAACATGCAGATCATGCCGACACTGGGGGCCGAGAGCTTTCACACTTGCGTGACCAGCCCACCGTATTGGGGCCTCCGGGATTACGGCATACCGCCGACAGACTGGCCGGAAACAACATATACACCTATGCCTGGGCTACTGCCGGTGACTGTGCCAGCGTGGACCGGATGCCTCGGGCTGGAGCCAACGCCTGAAATGTTTGTTGCTCATTGTGTGGCGGTGTTCCGTGAGGTTTGGAGGTTACTGCGCAAGGATGGGACGCTCTGGCTCAATTACGGGGATAGTTACGCGAAGGCTGGTATCTCCGGAATGGGTGATCCTACGACAGGCGAGCGGAACCTCGGCGGTATGAGGCCGATATCAAAAATAATTCCGACTGGACTATAGCCGAAGGATTTGATCGGCATCCCGTGGCGCGTAGCTTTTGCGCTTCAGGCAGACGGTTGGTATCTGCGGATGGACAACATATGGAGCAAGCCTAACTGTATGCCAGAGAGCACCCGAGACCGTCCGACGAAGGCGCATGAGTATATGTTCCTTCTATCGAAATCCGAGCGCTACTACTATGACAGCGATGCGATAAAGGAGCCAATGGCAGCAGCAAGCATGGTTCGACTTGCTCAGGATCTCGAGGGACAGACCGGATCATCCCGGGCGAACGGCGGAGCTAAGACAAACGGTAACATGAAGGCAGTCGGAGGTTCAAAGGGGGCATTCGGTCCTCCTCAATCTCGGACTAGAGCCAAAGGTAACACCAAGACCTTCCGTGGGGGGGAGTACACCGGGGCCAAAGCTTCGATAACTCCGAAATGGTTGAGAGGCAGAGCAGTGGTAACATCCCGAATGATTCCGGATCCCGAAACAAGCGGTCAGTTTGGACAGTGGCCACAGCGCAGTTTGCCGAAGCGCACTTCGCCACATTCCCGGAAAAGTTGATAGAACCTTGCATCCTGGCAGGTGCTCCGCTGGGCGGACATGTCCTTGACCCCTTCGGCGGCAGCGGAACCACCCGGAAGGTCGCACTAGAGAACAACCGGGAATGCACAATCATCGAAATTGGTCCGCAGTATGTGGAGATTGCGCAGCGGCGGACGGCAATCATACAGCAACAGTTATTTTGAGATTAATTTAAAAAACAGAGGCTGGTATGGGCCGTGTAAAATTTCTTACCACCAATCAAGTGCGGATATTAACTTGGCAAATTCTTCGCGTATTTCGTAATCCCATTCTTCATCATTCGTTAATTTCGCTGCTACTAAGTCGCTACGTAGTTTCTCATATTCCGGATTTTCAAGTACAAATGCATCAATGAGGAAAGTGGTTTTTAGGATTGGATGTGACATATAAAATTGCTCCTTGGAAATTTCGAGTATCGCTTTGCGACCTAAATAATTCTATATAGAAACAATCATTATGTTAACCAGTAATCAAAAAATATTTGGAGGGTGAGTCAAAATGAAGGCCATAACAATAATCCAGCCCTGGGCGACACTTGCTGCGATTGGGGAAAAGGGATTTGAAACACGCAACTGGTCCACGAAGCATCGTGGTGAGCTGGCGATACACGCTGGTAAGAAGATCGACAAAGAAGCTTGCGAGGTACCACAAATCAAGGCAGCGCTTGCCCGACATGGATACACTGCAGATAACCTGCCGACCGGGGGCGTACTCGCAATCACAAATTTAAAACAGGTCTATCGGATAACTGATGTCAGTGAGATAAATTGTACTGCTTATGTGTTAAATGACAATGGTCGTGTCGATGCAGTGATTGATGAAACCGAATATTCCTTTGGTTGGTACGAAGAAGGCCGTTATGCCTGGAAAATGACGGACGTTAAGCAGCTGAAGGAGCCCATCCCGTCAAAGGGACAACAGGGCCTCTGGAATTGGGAAGGAGCAAGTATGATACGCAATCTATAGTGTTGAATTATATTAAATTAATAGCTGCCCTCTGGAACCAGAAGGCAGCTAAATATTAATCGACTATTGGGTTACAGGAAACTTTATCCCAAAATATCTTGTTAGATCTGGATGTTCTCTACGCATAAAAGAATCTACACCATAAGCACCTTTGTTTGGACCACCATAATTCTCAATATCGTGAACTACTAGATAAAGTTCAGTTTGTGTGTACTTTCGTTTTTTTGAACCTGGTGGTGTAAAGGTTTTAGTAGGATTTAAACTGCGGGCAAGTTTGCGTATATTCCGTGCTACTTCAGCCATTAGTGCATCTGTTTTAAGCATAGTCAGCATCCTTTCAAATGGGAGTAAGGCTATTAAAACACAGATATTTTTATTAATGAACAGAAGAAATAAGTGTATTTCATACAATGAAGGCTCCGTATACCTACTGGGGGTATATACGAGACACGCAGCGAGGCACGAAAAATGAAAATTCGACAATAATGTGAATAACCCCCATATCCTTGGCCGGGGCGGGAGTCCTAAAATGAAGAGCATTCCTCTTGACATTATAACATAAAGGGGAATGAGGGGAATGGCGATAGCATACGAGCAAGGGGAACTGTTCGCTACAGCATCAGACAAGGAAATCGAAGAAACCGAGTTCTATCTCGAACGATATAGGGACATGATTTTGTTTATTGAGGATTTCAATGGATTCCAATCAGAAATGGCTCAGGTCGCGGTTGATGGAGAGGTTGCTCGCAGGCTAAGCGCGGACGAGCTGTATGCCGACAAAACGGCCAATGCTGTGATCCTGACTGAAAAGCAGAAGTGGATGTATGAGCGGTATCGCGTTTATACGTTCATGATCTTCCGGGCATATAATCTAATCCCGCACCAGGGAATAAAGAAGGTGATTAAAGCTCGCTTCATTGAAGGACATAACCGCAGCAATACGATCCTGTTTACTTACTCATCAGGCAGCACCGTGGATCGTTACATTGAGAGGGGAACTAAGATGATAGCAAACTCCCTAGTACAGATGGGATTCTTCGATGAAATTTTGAAGAGAAACTGAGGAAAACATGGCGGAATAACGGGGTTTTCTGAACACCACATGAGTATTCTACCGTGCTATATTGGTAATGTGGAAATCAGGCGAGAGTGACACGCACGGCTACAGAAATGTAGCATTAACCGGGGTGTACCTCCTCTCGCTTTTCTATTTACTCCAACCTTGAGGGTGTGTCATTCCCTTTACCCCCCAATAACCGTGACCACGACGGGTAAAGGTTGGATCGTGGAGGTTGCCGGCTACCTGAGTAAGTGCCGAACAAAATACTGGATAATGCCTGTTGAGGAGCGATAGCGCCGAGGGTGAATATCTCCCATTCCGGAAATGGCGGATTAGCGATAGCCGCATCTAATAAATTATCGCCTTATACATGTGGGGTGTCTGGACGCAACGCCAGCAAAAAACTGGCTGAAGCCGGGGTTCAAATCCCTGCCCCCGCTATTATCGAATGAGTGAGAAAATAGGAGACAAGATGAGATTTCAGGGAGCGTATTGCCTGTGATCGGATGTAGCGGCTTTGACTTCGATTTCTCAGTATCAGTAAAATGGTGTTGTTCTCCTCTGTAACAATGGAGGTAAAGACTTTAAGCAAAGAGCGTAGCGCATTTGCTGCGGACACTTAGCGGACGCCATTGTTTAAAAAGCGTTTGATTTTTGCTTTAATCGTTATTTATTCATTAAAAAACGTACATATACCAGCAGAAGTCGCTCATTATTGGGCGGCTTTTTATTATTCCGGAAGGAGTTGCGGCAATCGTGAATATGAAGCTGAACGATGAGAATGAACTGACATCCGGATTGATTATCCTCTGCTGCAGCAAGCACCTGTTCGTTCCTCAGTCGGCTCTTGATGAATGCGAGGAAATATTCTGTATCGAATGTAATAGCCCGATGCTGTTCAAAGGCAGCGATAACGCCTGGTATATTCCCGGAAAGAAGGTTGATTTCTAATGGCGAAGACAAAGCGAATGAAGCAGAAGGACCCGCCCCAGCAGCCAGAGAAGTGTGTCGGGTGTATCTGGGGAAGATGGGAAGGAACAGCACAGTTTTGTTCCAGGGTGAAATGCCAAAGAGACAAACCTCAGTCTCCAAAGTATCTCGAAAAATATCAAGTGGTTAACGCTTGTCAGGGTATCTCTCAATTTACGGATGAATACCTTCGGAGACTAGCTAAGAAAATAGATTGGCCAGATTAGTGCGAGAAGGGAAAATCTTCCTAGACGTCGAAATATGATGTCGAAGGGAGGTGTCTAAAAGATGGCTAAGACAGATTATGAATTAGCAGCTGAGATCACCCAAGAACTTATTAAGGCAAGGGGAGTAGCGATTTCGGGTGTTGACGCTGCACACTCGGCAATAGCGAGTTTCACACAAGTTCATTTAAGCGCGGAAGCTGTAGCAGATGCGTATAAAGTGATTCTTAAAGGGGTAAGAGAAGGAATAAGAGGATAAAACGAAGCACCTTAACGGGTGCTTTTTTTCATGCCTATATATGACCTTCTGTGAGACTATTTCAGCGCTTTAGAGGAAGTCCGTTTGTGAGGATGAAACTGAATAAGGGCAGGACGGTACAATCCACACAGCGTGCTGACTGATTACAGCCAGACCCTACAGCAAAACCGACTTAACATAAATTTCACATGCGCTGCTACTTTACTCAACCTTGACTAGCCTCTTAAATTGTCTGATACTGGAATAGAAAGTCACTTTTTAGGAGGATGGTTATGAGTAGAAACATTAAATATGCACGTCCTGGAGATGGGAAATATACAGCCGAGAGTTATACTTCTGTAGATCGATATCCTGATAAATGTCCTATCTGTAATGTCGTTCTTGAACCCAAAATTATTTATGCTGGTTACTTTCAAGAGGGTGATTCCGAGATAGTATTCATGTGTACTAGAAGAGAGTGCCAATCTCTTTTTATTTCGTATTATTATTCAGGCTACATAGATGAATGGCAATATAGAAGAAGCGCCCCTCACAATCTATTAACGCCAGAATTCAGTGGTGAAATAAATGAACTATCACCATTGTTCAAAGAAATTTATGGACAAGCATATACGGCTGATAATTCTGGACTGAATCATGTAGCTGGAATGGGATATAGAAAAGCTTTGGAATTCTTGATAAAAGATTACTTAATTAATTTTCTTGAAAAAGAAAGAGAAGTTATTGAGAAGAAACTTTTAGGAAAATGCATTAAGGATGATGTTGACAACTCAAATATCAAACTGGTTGCTGAAAGGGCAGTTTGGATTGGGAATGATGAGACACATTATGTCCGGAAATGGGAAACCAAAGATATTTCTGACCTTAAAAAACTAATTGATGTCACAGTTCATTGGATTTCATCAGAGATTATTACCAAAAGAGTCATTGAAGAAATGCAATAACTACAACGGCACCTGAGTGAATTCAGGTGTTTTTTCTTTGCCCGAAATCTCATCCCGGGGGTGGTGATAATGTAATGGCCAGAGCAAGAGATCCGAACCGTGACCATGCAAAACAGATATGGCTAGATCACGGAGGAAACATAACCAACCGGCATATCGCCGAGCAGCTGAGCATCGATGAAAAGAAAGTTGCCGTCTGGAAACAACGTGATAAATGGAATGTTGTACAACAATCTTCAGATTCTGTTGTACAACAAAAGCGCGGTGCACCTAAAGGTAATAAAAATGCTGTCGGTAATCGTGGTGGTGCACCTCCCGGCAGTAAGAATGCGCTAGGTAACAAGGGAGGCCATGGCGGTCCCTTCGGTAACAAGAAGGCCGTTACCACTGGTGAACATGAAATGATCTGGATGGACACTCTTACTGAAGCCGAACAGCAGCTAATGGATCATATTAATACTGATCCAGTTGCTCAGGCTGATGAATCTATTACCCTTCTTTCTGTACGGGAACGTCGCATGATGCAGCGGATCAAGAACCTGATGGACGGCCTTACCGAGAAAGAGCGCAGTGAGTTGCAAGAGCTTAAGAGCATCAAGGGCATGGGTACCGTTCACGATGAGAAGTCAGGCATTACGAAGAGTGTTCCGGTTACCCGGGATGAAATGGTACTCTCCAAGGTGGAGGAGAAGACATTCCGCAAACTGGATGACATCTTGAAGCTGGAGGAGGCCTTGACCCGCATCCAGGATAAGAAGATTCGGGCCATTGAGCTGAAGAACAAACTTATTGCGGTTGATGAAGAGAAACAGGTTCGCACGGAAATCCTTCGGATTGAGCTTCAGAAGATGCAAGGAGCAGAAGGCGCAACCGCGAGCTGGACTGATGCAATTCGTGAGATTGCAGAGCGGCGCAGAGCCCTGAAAGCGAGTGAACAACATGAGTAGTAAACCATACAATGCTGTCGCTGCTCTGACTGATCTCATTGATTTGTACTGGGACGATCCGGTCGCTTTCTCCGAAGATATGCTCGGCTTTGATCCAGACGATTGGCAGCGGAAGGCAATGGCTGATGTATCCATGCATCCACGTACCAGTATTCGCTCCGGTCAGGGTGTGGGAAAGACGGCATTCGAGGCAGCTCTTGTTATCTGGTTCCTCTGTTGCCGACCTAACCCCAAAGTGGTGTGTACAGCCCCGACCAAGCAGCAGCTGCATGATGTGCTTTGGGCTGAGGTTTCCAAGTGGTTAGAACGCTCGCTGGTAAAGAACCTGCTGAAATGGACCAAGACCAAGATTTATATGGTAGGCCATGAGGAACGCTGGTTTGCGACAGCCAGGACAGCGACGAAGCCAGAAAACATGGCAGGGTTTCATGAAGACTACATGCTATTTGTAGTCGATGAAGCCTCGGGTATTGATGACCGGATCATGGAAACCATACTCGGTACACTATCTGGTGATGGAAATAAGCTTTTGCTATGTAGCAACCCGACTCGGACGAGTGGGGTTTTTTATGATTCTCACAATCGGGACCGATCAAGGTTCAAGACCCATAAGGTTGATAGCAGGGATAGCAAGCGCACCAGCCGCGAGAACATTGAGATGCTGATTGATAAATATGGAGCGGACAGCGATGTTATCCGGGTCCGTGTCTTCGGAGAGTTTCCGAAGGCTGAAGCAGATGCTTTTATTCCCCTCGAGCTGGTAGAACTTGCGGCAGGTGCTCGTGTCGAAGCGAGAGGTGACACTCTTCACATTGGAGTGGACGTGGCACGCTTCGGAGATGATGAAACGGTTATTGCCCCACGAGTCGGTATGAAGGTATTTCCACTGCAATGCTACAACAAGCAAGACACCATGGTCACCGCTGGTAGAGTTATTGCTGCTGGCAGGGAGATGTTAAGAGATACGCCAACTCTTCGCCGCGTTGAGATCAAGGTCGATGACAGTGGGGTTGGCGGCGGAGTCACGGATCGTCTTAATGAAGTGATTATTGAAGAGGGTTTATCGGATTGGAGAGTTATACCAGTGAACAACGGTAGCAAGGCTACTGATGATGAACTGGAGCATTATGAGAACAGAGGTACAGAATCTTGGGCTGTTCTCAGGGATGTTCTACAGGAAGCATTCTCCAAGCATATGCAAGGTGCTCCGATGGACATCGAACTTCCTAACGATGAAAGATTAATTACTCAGCTGTCACAGCGGAAGTACCGTATGACCAGCAAAGGAAGGCTTGCTCTGGAGCGGAAAGAGGATATGAAGAAGCGCGGGCTTGATTCTCCTGACCGAGCTGACGCGGTGATCCTGTCGTTTGTAACCGAGAAGGATATGCAATACACCAATCAACGGCCTTCGGGCTGGTAAAAGGAAGGTGAACACAATGACCATCATTTACAGCAAGAAGCGTTTCCCACCACCACCGTATGATGTTGAGGTTGAGGACATGAAATATTACCGGCTGCTCTACGGTGGAGATCATGATCAGATCTTTCCACGTGCCCGAAGCATCCAAACCACAGAGCGCGTGATTCGGCGGTCACGACCTGGATTGATCCGCCGAGGTGCTGCGCCGGACATCAAAATAACTTCCGAGCACCAGTATGTTGTGGTCAACTTCGCCAGTCTGGTCGCTGAGGTACCAGCTGATCTGATTAATCGTGCGCTTGGCAATGTGTCGGCTGATGTAGAAGCTGGACCTGAACTGGAGTTTGTATCTAGTGTGGTTGCCGCATCCAAGCCTAATGACAAGATATGGGCAGCAGTAACACAGCATCAGGTCGATGGATTGATCGCCTACCGGATCCGCCGGAGCGCTAAGGGGAAGGTCTGGTTCGAATGGCTACTCGGCGATCGTTACTTTCCACACGAGGATGGTAATGGGGCTGACCTTGCTTGGATTGAAGAATGGGATGATAGCAAAGGTAGAAAGCTGAAGTTCCTCCGAGTGGAGCGCCAAGAGTTGAGTGAAGAAGGTCTTACCATTCAGCAGATGGTGTTTAAGATGGACGGCGAAACAGTAGCCGACGAAATAGATATCAAACAATATGCTGAAGAATATGAAATCGAGATCCCAGAAGATGAGACATTAAAGGATGTAGCAGAGCTGTTATGTGGTTTCGTTATAAATGATGAAACTCTGCTACACCCCCGTGGCCGTTCTGCTCTTCGGAATATCGATACTATCCAAGAAGAGATTAACTGGACGATTACGCGGGATTCCATTGTCTTCGATAAGCACGGTAAGCCGAAGCTGGCTATACCTCGAGCACTATGGGATACAGTCGCAAACCAGAACCAGAAGGATTACGGTGCTCGGTTTGTTCGCGGTGCTGATCTTGAGGTTGTGTCATTTGACGAGAAAACAGGAGCGATTCCACAGTACATTACCTGGGATGCGAAGACAACACAATCCTTCGAACACGTTAATCGTCTGATTCGGTATATGTTGGCTGTATCCAAGACATCTATTCAGGCTGCTGGCATGGAAGATGGAAAAGGAGATACCGGAATTGCACTACTGTACCTCTGGATACAATCAGTCATCAAAGCAGATGCGATCAAAGGCAAATTCGATGCAGCCATTAAAAATGCTATCCGGAAGTGTATGCTGTTGGAAAATGCGCTGGGTAGTGCTGATCTAAAACCTGTTAACCCTGTCATTGAATGGGGAGACATGTTGCCTAAGGCAGATAGTGAGAAGGATACAGAAGAAACAGATAAGTACGACAAAGGCGTTCAGTCCCTTGAAACCACAGTACGACGTCTGCACCCTGACTGGTCGGAGGAAGCAATCACGGCTGAGATCCTGAAAATTCAAGATGAGAATGCGGTTGATACCTTGAACCCGACCTTCACACAGCCGCCCCGGGTAACGGTGTAATATGGCTACAACAGAAGAACTGATTGCGCTATATATCCAGACGGATGAACGCTTGCGTTCTTTAATTCAAACACTGTTTGACGGAAACAATTCAAATCGTCGTAAACAGCAGCTAATTCAACAGGTGGATGCAATTATTGATGAGCTGACCAATAATGCTGGACAAGAGCTAGCTGATCTTATAGGAAGCGAATACCGAAATGGAGCTAATGCGGCTGTTGCACAACTTGTTGCTGCCGGCATTGCTCGGGAAGTATTGGACGTTACCGTTAATGCAATTGTGCATCAAGGAGCGGCACAGGTGATCTCAGACGATGGATTCTATTCGATTCTTGAAGCATCAGAGCACATGAGCCGTGATGCCAAGCAGCGCATCGAGGATGCTGTCAGGATCGCGAATGAACAGTCACTTATCGAAGGTGTTAACCGGAGACAGGCTACACAAAATGCTGTTGCTAAGGTTAACAAGCAGGGCATCACTGGGATGATAGCCAAGAATGGTGCTGAGATCCCAGCCGACAAGTACATGGCTGGGGTTGTGCAGTATCATCAGCGTAAGGCACATGTCACAGGTACAGAAAACATGGCTGTTCAGAACGGGCAGGACCTGGTGTATGTAAACTTTGTTGGCATTACTTGTTCGTTGTGTGCCAAGTATCAGGATCGCGTTTATTCTATTAGTGGTAATGACAAGCGATTCCCTAAGCTGGACCTGCGACCGCCTTATCATAGTCATTGCGTTCACTCGCTGTCAGTATGGGTTGAGGAGTTTACTTCTGCATCTGAGGTTGAGCAGACCATTAAGGACAGCAATCGGCCATTTGAGGATAACCGTACTGAGGCAAACATGAAGCGGTACAACGAGTTACAGCGGGAGAAGTCGCGGAAGAACGAGACTCGCAAGCAGTGGATCCGTTACAAGGCCACTCTTCCGAACGACACACCGGACCTAAAGCAGTTCGCCAGCAACAAGATGCGTGGGACTAGGAAATACGCTGAGCTGCAGGAGCTTTACCGAGAAGTGAATCAAATTAATAGAAATACTAATCTATCAACAAATCTAACCAATCGCTAATAATATTGAACGGATTACAGACCACTTCGTAAGTCTTTGGTATAATGTGGATGTAATTATACCAAGTTTGGGAGATGAGTCCATGGAATCGCTCTAGAATATCATACTGGTTGTACAACAACAGCCGTTCCTGCATAGAAAGATAACCAATATAACAGTCACCGTAAAATGATCCCTAAGTATAGAGAAATGCTTAGAGTATGGAGCAGTAAAAACGTTGAGACACGTTATTCTAATCTTTCAAAAGAAGAAATCAATGAAATTATTAACGCTTAATTGGACCCTACAAGGGTCCTTTTTTTATGTCCAAAACACCGTGAAGACGCCATAAAAGCTGCGGTAGGCAGTCCACCCGGACTTAAACAGGAGGTCTATACCATGAAAGAAAATATCATCAGAAAAGCAACACGTTTTCCTTTGGACTTGCAGCTGTTTGCTGAAGAGCCTAACCCAAATCCGGACCCGAATCCTAACCCTGATCCAAATGATCCGAACAAGGGGAAAACCTTCACACAAGCTGATCTAGATGCAGCTGTTCAGTCTCGTCTGTCTCGTGCCGAGAAAGCGGCTCAGAAGACGCTGGCAAAAGACTTGGGTTATGACTCGGTTGAAGCTATGCAAGCAGCATTGAAGCCTTCGAAAGACAAGGACAAAGATAAAGACAAGGGGACACTTGACCCTGCCGAGGTCAGCCGTCTGGTTGACGAGCAAATCAAGGAGCGCGAAACGGAGCAGAACAAGAAGATCTTCCAGCGCTTACTTACTGCCGAGGTTAAGGTTCTGTCAAATGAACTCGGGTTTGCTGATTGGGAGGATGCTTTCGCCCTTGCTGATCTGACTGCTGCCAAGGAAGACGAAAAAGGCAATCTGACGGGTGTCATGGAAGCACTGGATGCGCTAGCAAAGAAGAAACCACACTTGCTTAAGACAAAACAAGGTGGCGGTAAGTTCGGCGCCGACATCACTGGAGGCACTGCTGATGATAAAAAGAAGCGTCGCGAGGAAATCGTTAGGCTAGCTCAGAACCGTGGTGCTGTCGGTGGTACAACAGCTCATGATCCATGGGCCAAAAAATAAGGAGGGAATAATTCATGAGATTGCAACCAAGACCACGTTTCACTGTCCAGGATGAATATGAAATTCTGGCATCATTTGAAGTTATCCGCGAGGTGACCAACGGGATCACCATTGATTCTGCTGCCGTTACGGCGGACGTCAATGGAGACAAGATCATTAAAAAGGGTATGCCAATGGCAAAGCTGACCGCTTCCGGTAAGTACGTACCTTACAAAGCTGCTGGCACGGACGGCAGCGAAAACCCAACAGTTATCCTTAAACGGAGCATAAACGTCAAGGACGGCGACCATGTTGTTGGCGGATATGAGGTTGCAAAAATCATCGCTGCTCGCGTGCCAGTCACTGTTGACGAAACCTTGCGCACAAAAATGCCACACATTGTTTTTGAATAATCTCCAATTAGAGAAAGGATGAAGAACAATAATGAACTCACAAATTATCACAGGTGGTCACCTGAAGTTAAATCTGCAGTTGTTCGCTGCCGGTGATCCGATTGATCTGACGCTGGAAGAAGCATTGTCAGGAGATGACTTGCTCGTCTATTCCCGTAATCTTGAAACATCCAACGAATACATCAGCCCTATTCTCTTTCCACCGCGTGAAGTGGCCGAGCTGACAGTGGACGTGATTCAAGAAGAATCTGCACGTCTTCCAGTCATGGCGAAGATTGCCGAACTCGGGACGGAAGTTGAATATGCTTCCCGCGAAGGCATGAAGGGAAGTCGCATTGAGATTCCAAAAATTCAACTCGGTCGGTATATGGACGAACGGCTTGTGCGTATGGCTCTCCAAGCATCGCAAAGCTATGGTCTGCGGTCCGAGGAAGTTAATCAACTACGTAGCAGACAGTTCAACGATGCACAGTTTACTGTAGATGCTATTCGAGCGCGACGTGAATGGACAGCACTCACTGCTGTATGGAGCGGGAAAGTCGTATACAACGAGGGAAATGTCAAGGTCGATGTTGACTACGGCTATACCTCCGAACAGAAGCCTGTCTTGACAGGGACGGACCTGTGGAGCGATTTCATCCACTCCACGCCATTGGATGATATTCAACACTGGGTTGATTTGTGGAGAGCCAAAGGTATCCGCCTGCGCCGTGCTATGACCTCTCAGAAGATCATAACGTACCTGCGGCGTAACCTGGGTATTCGTCGGCATTACCATGGTAACCCAACTGGTGAAGCACAGCCTCCACAGTTGACGAAAGCACAGTTGGATTCCGTTTTTGACGAAATGGAATTCCCGACCTTGGTGGCTTACGATACACAAGCCCGTACTGAGGACCGTGCATTGACTGGTGGCAAGTTGGCATTTACTACAGTTCGTATGGTGCCAGAGAATAGATTTATCCTGCTGCCTGATGGACCACTCGGTAACTATCTGTGGGCTAAGACCACAGAGGAAATGATTGCTGAGATCGAAGCTGAGCAAACTGGAGACATGGGCATTTACGTTTTCCGCGATGTGACGAAGAATCCGATCCGCATCCGCACTGCCGGCGTTGCTCTGAACTTCCCAGCATTTGCTTGGGCAGACAGTGTTGTTTCCGCAACTGTAATTTAGGAGCTCCATTAGGGGCTTCTTTCTTTTTATCAACTTAGAAAGGGTGAATCAAGTGGATATTAAGCTAAAAGGCGTAGTTAAGAACGGCGGCAAATGGATGAAGCCGGGAGACATTATCCGTAAGGTAGCTGACGAGATTGCTGAAGATCTGATTGCTAAGGGCTATGCCGAGGAAGTCGAGACGTTGCCGGAGGATGATTCCGAGCTCCAGGCATTGCGGGATCGAGGAAAGGCGCTCGGTGTTGCCAATGCGGGACGTTTGGGTGAATCCAAACTTAAGGAGACTATCGCCGAGAAGGAGTCTGACCTCCAGATGAAAGCTGCTGAGCTTGGTATTGAGGGCACGGAAGATAAGACAGCTGAGGAATTGGTTGATGCCATCGCTGAAGCAGAGAAGAAGTAGGTGATGGAATATGGCCACTACCGAAGAAGTCAATCTTTGGATAGAAGAGAATGTTCTTGACACCCAAGCGTGGGACAAGAAACCTCTAAAGCAGCCATTGGCTGTAAAACAAGCGGAGCGTAACCTTGCCCGTTGGTATCCGACAGCAGTCCAGACTGTGGAGATTGTTGCGCTGCAAGCTATTTGGGAGATGGAAGGACTGGATCCGGCGCTCAAATATCAAAAACACGGAGTGAAATCGGTTGATGACAACGGTGAAGGGGTCACTTATAGCGGTATCCGTGATGTAGTCGCGCCGGACGTGCGGGAGCTGCTTGGAACGCCTGCGTTTGAAATTGTGCCTGATGACGATGACAGCACCGATCTGCAATACGGTGGGTGCCTGATATGAGCCTTTTCGGATATCCTGCGACCGTAATCCATTATCACCCCGGTGTCGATGAGTGGGGGCGGCCTATCCCAGCTGATCCAGTTATCAAGGATGCCAAGGTGGTCGAGGAGCAGAAGCTGGTTAAGAACGCAAAAGGCGAGGAGATTACGATCGCTTACACTGTCTACCTGGAGGGAATCAATGCGGTCGGCTTCGATGACTGGCTACTTTACACTGACGCGCTCAGCACAGAGATCCGTATCGACGTGAAGCATTATGAGATCAGGAAGTATCTCGGTACCGATGATGTGAAAGAAGTGGTCCTTTATGGATAATGGCAATACTTTTTCGATCAATATCGAGGGACTGGATAAGATCATCGGAAGGTTAGATGATTTAGAAGGTGAGATCGATCGCAGATTGGAAGAGAAACTGACCAAGATTGCGCTGAAGATCATACACGATGCCAAACGACTTGCTCCTATTGATGAAGGGGATTTGGTAGGAGCTTTGGATATAGACGTGGTCAAGCATTTAATCGGGCTAACGTATATCGATCTTGGGGCTACCGTTGATGTGAATTCCTATGCAGTAGTTCAGCACGAAGGATTCAGAAGGACAAAAAGCGGTGCAGTTGTTCAATTCCAACCTGGCGAGAAAACTCGCAGCAAAGGTGATTACAACGGATACTCTCCTGGTAAGAAGTTTTTGGAGAATGCTATTAAGATGAATGAGCAATGGATTATAGAGGAGCTTTCTGGGCTTCTAGAAGGATGGTGATGCCGTGCTTGCATCTGAATTGATTGCTTACCTGACCGCAGCAGGCTATTCCGTGTATCCAGATCCTAATTTTATTCCTGCGGATCCCGTCGAGGCGAAACTCCCGACCTTGTACGTGATGGATTCCGGGGGATATCCTCCGGACAAATACGTTCCGACTCAGCGACCGACGTACCAGATCATCGTCAAAGGGAATTCATATAAGACATCGCCTGCAAACATGGCAGCAACTGAGGCACTGGCGAAGAGATTAGGAAAGCTATTACATCGCAAGCCAAATTATATGATCGGTAGCACTTATGTCTTTGCTAGCACTGAGACCATGCAACCAATTTACTTAGGGCTGGACGAAAAGGACCACCCTATGTATTCGACTAATTTTGAATTTTATTCAAAGGAGGCAACAACCATATGAGTGATGTTAACCAAATATTTGCGGGTCCAGGAGAATTCATTTGGGGCGTAGATGAAGAAGGTGCTCCTGAGGTGGATGCTGTTACGATTGATTTGACGCAAGGTGGTATTAACTTTACAACCACCACTACCTATTTTGAGCCGACTACGGATCAGACGGGTACAGCGCCAGTAAAATCAATTGCTACAGGTACTACAGGTGCGATTAACTTCGAGACTCCAGATATGGATTTCGCCAAAGTAACTAATTACAATCCTCATGCACTGAAGGTAACTGATGCTACAACTCCGACCAAGATTAAATACCAGGTTACTGGTTTGGCGGGGAAGGAGCTGCCACGTAAACGAGCAGTCATTAAGCCAGTGGGAGTTACCGATCCTTCTCGCTTTATTTATATTGAGAGCGTGGGTATCAAGTTTGACATGAATGCTGGTTTCAAGCTGGATGACAACCTGAAGATGACTATCTCGGCAATGGCTTATCCATCATTGGAAGCAACGCCTAGGGGGCTTATCTATACATGGGGAGATATAACTGCCACGGCATAAATAATAAACAGCACACGTAAGGAGATGAAGTGCACCCCTTAGAATAGACATTGGAAAAACCCCAGGGTAAATCCGATGTAATTCTAGGGGGTGCATTTTTATGC